CTTCAGAAACAATGGACTGCACCGGACTGCCGGAATTCGTCACCCGCGCCAAGGCGGCGCGCTACCTTGGCACTTCGCCGCATTTCGTGGCCCGCCTCGATACCGCCGGCGCGCTGGATAAGATGCAGATCGGCACCCGCACCTACTACCTGCGACGATCGATTGAGCGGCTGAAGGACCGCTTGCAGGCCCAGGCCGGCGACTGATGGGCCCGCACCCCGACGAAGTGAACGCGCGGCTGGCGGCGGCGGTTGCCGCGCTGGCCGAGGCGCTGTTCCCCGACGGGCGGATCGACGGCCGCGAGTGGCGCGGCCACGGCGCCGACGGCGCGACCTGGGGCGTCGTGGTGCGCGGCGGCAAGGTTGGTTGCTGGCGCAACTTCGGCTCCGGGCTCGGTGGCCGCGCGCTGTTGTCGCTGGTGCGTGACGCGGCCTGCGACGGCGATCACCTGGCGGCGTATCGCTGGGCGCTCGACTGGCTCGGCGGGACCGGCGCGGTCGGCGGCAAGGCGGATCGGTCGGCCAGCGCGCGCCGGGAAAGACTACCGCCGCCGGCGCCGTCGGCCGGCAACGGCATGCGGCTGTATCTCTCCGGCACCCCGTTCGCCGATTGGGCCTCGCCGATCGGCCGCTATCTGATCGGCCGGGCGATTCCGCCGGACGCGTTCGCCGGGCCGATGACCGGGCTGCGCTACCGCGCCGACACCTGGAATGCCGACGCCGGGCGCGCCATGCCGGCGATGCTGGCGCCGGTGTTTGATCCGTTGACCCGCAAGCACATCGCGACCCACCGCACCTATCTGACGCAAACCGGCGCGTTCTGGGGCAAGGCCGCGGTGACGAAGCCGAAGAAGATTCTCGGCAGCCCGGCCGGCGGCATCATCCCGCTGACCAAGGGCAGCTCGGGAAAACACTGGCGCGACATGCCATCGGGAGAAAACCTGGTGCTGGCCGAAGGGATCGAAAACGCCTTGTCGCTGGCGGCGATCTACCGCGGCTTTCGCGCCGCGGCCTACGTGTCGGCCGGCAATATCCTGGCGCTCGAGCTGCCCGAACAGGTCAAGCACATCGTGCTGGCGCGCGACCGCGACGGCATGAACGAGGCGGTGACCGCATCGCGCGACGATGCGATCTATTACTGGCAGCGCGAGCGCCGCACGGTGGAAATCTGGGATCCCCCGGACGGCTGCCACGATGTCAACGATTACCTGGTCGAGCTCGCGCACGGGCGGAGGGCGGCGTAATGGCACGCAACGGCAATGCGATCACCCGGCCGGTGGCGATCACCGACGGCAGCAATGGCACCTATACGCTGAACCTGGTGCCGGCGGATTTCGCGGCGCTGCGGCTGTTCTCCGACGGCCAGCGCGAGATCATCCACAACGAACGGCAATACCAACGGCTGAAAAAGATCGGCCTGGTGACCCACGCGTTCACCAAGGACGCCTGGCCGAAGGCGCTCGCGGTGCTGACCGAACAAGGGCGCCAAGCCTTGCAGCAGGCACCATGAGCACCGTCACCCCGTTGCGGCGGCGGGTGCGTGGCCCGACCGAGAAGATGGACGCCGCCGGCGATCTCTTGCTGTCCGACATTCCGAGCCGGATTCTCGGCTCTTATCCGGTCTGGAAATGGGGCTTGTCACAGGGCTTGGCGTTCTCGGCGGGGCGCTGGCGCGCCGCGCTCGCCGCCGGGGCGCTGACCGAGGTTGACATGCGCGCCAGCATTATCCCGGTGGCGCAGCTCACGTCGGCGATGCTCGAGGCGCTGTTGCGCGGCGTGCCGATCGATCTCCGTGATGCCGCGTTTGAGGCGCTGTGCGACGAAGGCGACCGCGTGCTGTCCGGCCGCCCGCATGCCGTGATCTTACAAAGCGGCATCGAATGAATGGCAGCGGATGAAACACCGCCGGAGCAGCCGGAGTCGTCCGACTCTGACAAAGTGGTGCGGCTGCCGGATCTGCGGGCGGCGCGCGAGCGCGGCAAGCGGATGCCGCCGGTGGACGAGACCGAGGCGGCGCGGCTGGCGAAGGTGCGGATGCGGCTCGGGCCCGGCTGCCCGTATGTCCCGCTCGGCTACGACGGCAAACACTATTGGGCGCTCGACTGCGACCACCATCTGATCGGCAAGACCGACCGGGAATTGTCGCGCAATCAGATGATCTCGTTGTGCGGGGATGCGACCTGGCTGACCCAACGTTATCCCCGCACCCGTCAAGGCAAGCCGGTCAACGGCTTTGCTTCGGAAACCGCCACCGAGGATCTGATGGCGTGTTGTCACGACATGGGAACCTGGGCCCCGGCCGATAGCGAGCGCGGCCTTGGCGCCTGGCTGGGCGCCGACGGCGATTTGGTGCTGCATCGCGGCTCGCATCTGATCGTCAAGGGCGTGGTGCGGCCGCTCGGCCGCTATGGCACGCACGTCTACACCCAACGTCCGGCGCAACCGAAGCTGCCGCCGGCGAAGGAACGCGCGGTGGCGCGAGCCGGGGAAGATCTGCTCGAGCGGTTGGACACGTTTCCCTGGGCGCGCGGCACGTTCGATTCGATGCTGCTGCTCGGCCAGACCGGCTGCGCGATGCTCGGCGGCGCGCTGCCGTTCCGGCCGCATATGTGGATTACCGCGGACTTTGGTGTGGGCAAGTCGACCCTGCACCTGTTGCTCAATCACATCTTCGGTCTGACCAATCTGTTGCACATGACCGACACCTCGCCGGCCGGCATCCGCCACACCTTGCGCTCCGGCTCGGTGCCGATTTCCTATGATGAGTTTGAGGCGGAAGCCGATTCGACCGGGCAGGACCGGATCGTCAAGCTGATCCGCGACGCGAGCTCGGGCTCCAATACCTTGCGCGGCAGCTCGAGCGGCGAAGGCGTGGCGTTTCCGCTGGTGAGTTGTTTCTTTTGCCAGTCGGTCATCATCCCGCCGATGTCGGCGCAGGATCGCTCCCGCTTCATCATTCTGGAAATGATCCAGCAAGCCGAGGGCGACCCGCGGATTTTCTCGACCGATCGGCTGGCCGAGATCGGCACCGCGCTGACGCGGCGGATGATCGAGCGCTTCGACGTGATGATGTCGGAAGTGCTGCCGGCATATAGGCTGGCGATCATGCGCCGTGGTGCACTGCGCCGCACCGCGGATATTTATGCGACCGTGTTCGCGGCCGCGGCGGTGGCTCTGTATGATGATTGGCACGATTTCAAGTTTGAGGAAAAATGGCTGACCAACCGGCACATGGAAGCATTGCTCGCCGAGGCGGCGACCGAGCAGACGCCGGAATGGCGCCGCGCGGTGGACTATCTGCTCGGCACGCCGGTGGAAAAGAATCGGCCGGACGGCACGTCGTGGGGCGATCTGATCGAGCGCGCGGCGTGGCCGCTGCTCAATCCGCACGCGTCCGGGCTGTTTGACAAGCTCGAGGATGCGGAGCGGGCACAGAATCGGCTGATGTCTGTCGGGCTTCGTGTGGTCGGCAAGCTGGCCGGCAAGCCGCTCGAGGAACCGCATTTGGTCATCGCCACCACGCACCGCGGCCTCTTGGACATTTTCGCTGGCACGCACTGGCGCACCTTGGCGCACGCCGCCGGCGGCGGCGGTTGGGCGCAAGTGCTGCGCCGTGCCAAGGGCGCGACGCGGACCGGCGTGATGCGATTCAAGATGATTAGGTCAACCGGCACCGCGCTGCCGCTGTCGCTGGTGCTGGCGCCCTCTGACGGGCCGCTGGCGGCCGACGTGCAACAGCCGGACGCGACCAATGGCGAGGCGCGTCCGGCGGTGCATTAGTATCCGCCGCGCGCGATCGCCTCGCGCCGTTCGCGCCGCGACTTGTCCAGCGGATGCTCTTCCGGTGGTGGCACCGGCGGCGGCCCGTTAATCAGGCGCACCACGCCGCGCAAGGTCGCCATCAGCGCGAGGGCGACGACCAGGCCGACGCTGCCGACGATGCAAAGCGAGATCAGGATGGCAAAAAACATGGTCAATTTCCTTTTAGGTGTGCGGCGGCCAAAGATGCAGCGCGCCGAACAGGATGCTGCCGGCCGCGGTCAAGGCGATGATGCCGCGTCGCGTGAGTGTGTTGCTCAATTCGGCGATGGCAATGCGTAGGTCAACTTTGGTGGCGACGCTGGTATGAATCGCCTCAAAGATCACCGATGCCAGCCGTTCCGCCTTGTGGCGTTCGATGCCGGCGTCCTCAATCGCGTTCGCGAGCGTCAAGCGGTCGCTCATTTTATTTTCCTTTCTCTGCTTTGGTGCGTTGCTTCGGTGGCGCGATCAGACCGGGGAAGGTGCGCCAGTCATCCGGCGCGGGGTGCGACTCATGCCAGCGCAGCAGCGCATTGAGCCAGCGCGCGATCGGATCCGGGATGTTGCGCTCGCCGTGCGCCATCTGTCGCACGGTGCGCTCACTGCAATCGAGAAACCCGGCGAGCGTCGAATAGGTCCAGCCGACGCCGGCCAGCGCAGCCTGCAATTCGTCCTTGTCCATTATCCTGTCATAGCGGATAGGCGTCAGAACAGGCAAGGCCGGCGGTTGCCTGCCGGCCGGACCCGTTACCATCCCGCCGCCTCATATTCCGGCATGCCGCGGACGATTGCGCCGGCGAGCTCCCCGGCTGCCCGCTCGAGCTCGAGATAGAGTGGCGAGTCTGGCACGTTGCCTTCGCTGCACTGGTAGAGCAGGCAGTTGATCGCCTTGTAGGCGTCGACCATGTCGGCGGTTGTCATCGGCCGGCCGAGCCCGCGCGACGGCGCGGTATAGTCATCCGGCAGTGCGTGCCCATCGCACGGGCCGGGCAATTCGTCCGGCGTGTCGGAGGGATAGCGCTGGCGCACCGCGTCGACGTTCATCGCGAACAGCTTGCGCCCGACCGCGGTCGGATCCGCGGAAACCCGCTCGCCTGGCATGGTGTATTCACCGTCAAATCTGGCGACAAGCTGTCCCCAACGGTTGCGACCGAACAGACCGCGGATCACGCGATGCATGGTCGCGGTGTCGATGACGAAGGCGCTCATTATGCTGCCTCCGCCATGTCGCAAAGCTGTTGCCAGGCGTATTCCCCGACATAGGCTGGACCGTTGGGCAGCATGCCGTTCGGCCAGAATCGCGCGGCGGGGATGCGGCCATCGCGCGGTGTCTTAGAGGTGCGACCGAATACCTTGCACGATACCCACGCCGCGGGCAGCGTCGCGATCACGCTTGCGCCGGGCACCAAATGCCAGTGATCGCCATACGCCGCGGCGGCCGCCTGCTTGGCCGCGGTGTGCGCCGGCGACCAGTCGTCATAACCCTTGAACGTCACGGCCTTAGCCGCGGTGCTGCGCTTCGCCTTAATCGGCTGGCCGCAGCAAATGCAGATGGTTGGCATGTCGTTTGACTCCGTGTGTCGTGATTGACTTGACCTATATACTATCCGGTTGTGCCGTATAGTAGCGGGTTAATTGCATGGCTGCTATACGTTTCTGCGGTATAGCTAACGGGCAAAAGAAAACCCCGCGCAAGGCGGGGTTTCTGTCAGTCGGCAAGCAAGGTCATCCGCAATCGCAAGAGTTTCGGCATAAGATCGGTTCTGATCTGCACATGATCGCAGTCGGGCCCGTTGAACTTGTCGCTGCACAGATAAGAAAGCAATTCGCCGAGCTCCGCCGCGGTGTCAGCAATGGTGCAACGCAACGCGTCGCCATCATGCTGCAGCTTGCTAATGTAGTTCATGCCGCGAGCTCCAATGCTTCCGCCGGTTGCTGCGCGTGCATCCAGCCGGCCGCCTTTTCCGCCAGACTGGCCGCGGTAAAGATCGCGCGGTTGTCGGCCTTCAATACGGAAATCCAGCTTGCGAGATAGGATGCATGGTCCGGCCGCGGCTCATTGGTCACGGCCAGATCGGCACACAGAAACGCCGCGCCCAACTCGGCTACCAACTCTTCCGCCGCATAGGCGTCGTCACCGAAGCGCTTGGCGTTCAACGGTCGATCGCACCGCGTCGCGTGTCCGGTGGCGTGCGTCATTTCATGCAAGAGGGTGGAATAATACGCGGCCGGATCCTCAAATTGCTCAAAGTGCGGCATGCGCACCGCGTCAATCGATGGCTGATAAAATGCCTTGTCGCCACCATGCGCCAGCGACACGCCAAGCGAGTCAATGAACGCGTCGACCGCTGGCATGCGGTCCGGTGCGGAGCCGGTGACCGGCGCCGGCTCGCCAGCGGCATAGAAGCGCGCGGGCAATCCGGTGATCTGATCGCAGTTAAATACGTGATAGGCTTTAAGAAACGAAAATGTGCGATCCTTTGTGTTCTCGCCTTCCGCTTCAATCGTGTGCTTGCCAACGTAAAATGCGAGCTCGGATTTCGCGCCTTTGTTGACTTGCCCGCCCATTTCTTGCGCGGTTTTGTAGGTCATCCAATGGCGCGACGAAAAGCCGCGCACCGCGGAAGCTGCCCACAGATTAAGAACATTGGCTCCGGTGTATGGCTGGCCGTTGCTGCGCAGCGGCCGCTCGAGCGTGGCGCGGTTGCCTTCCCCGGTGCGCCATGACTTGCGCCACGGCGGCGTGCCCGCCTCGAGCATGGCGACAATCCGATCTGTCACTGCCTGATACTGATTGCTCACGTTGAATCGCTCCGTTTCGCGCCGCGCCAACCGCGGCGTCTATTCGGTCATATAGTATAAGGTGCGGTCGCTTGTCTATTCGGTATTACGGTATAGCGGCCATGCGCAAATCGCACTGCTATACGGTGTCATCGTATAGTATATAGGCGTTGTCAACAACGGAACGGAGTAGACGAAATGAACCCGAACGAAACCCCGGACGCCTACGCGATGCGCGCCGCGATGCCGGTTGTGCCCGCGGGCAAGGTGCGGTTGTGCGAATATGCCGATTGCGACGCGCGCTTGATTGGCGTTGTCACGCCGCTTGCGTGCGGCCAGGCAGTGAATAGCCACGGGATTCGCAAGCCGATGCGACTCGATCATGTGACGCGTGGCTATCAGATCGCCGGCAGCGTGTTGCGTTGGCAGGATTGCGAAGTGTGGCGCGTGCGGATTTGGGAGAACGATGGCACGGCGGGCGGGCAGTCATTCAAGACAGAGGCAGCGGCGCGGGAATTCTACGCCGCGCGGGCAGGAGATTAAGGTCATGGCGCATTTCATCAAGGCCGGTTGCGGCTTCAATGCCGGTCCAAGCATGCAAGACTTTGCGCGCGCGGCCGCTGATACGCCGCTTGAGCTCGCGCCCAAGGAATATGCGCGGCCCGGTCACGTCATCGGCTACATCGCTGGCAATCCGGCGTCATCGCTTGGCTTTTTGCGTCCGGCGCGCGTGCGCGTGCATGTGCGGAAGGATCTGATCGGCACGGATGGCGCCGATGTATGACCTGGCACAACCGGCGGAGCGGCCGGGCAAGTGCCCGAAATGCTCGGGCAGCGGCGTCTACCGTTGGGGCGCCTGCGTCAATGGCAAGATGGCGCGGGAAGGCAAGTGTCACTCTTGCGGCGGAACCGGACAGCAGTCGCGCGCCGACATCGCGCGCAACGTGACTTACAATCGGCACAAGATTGCGCGGATCCTGTCTTGCGACTTGTGAGCTCGAGCCGGCCGCGGGGCCTAGCAGTCCCGCGGCCGGCGGCGTATGCTCGCTCCTGCCGTTCCCCGCGCCCCGTCAGCCAAAGATCGAATCCGGTTGACACAATATTGCGCAAGTGATTCGGCAATAAACCGCGGGTTTCCGCGGCTTGCCAGCGGTTTCGTTCCGCTCCCCCACATGAAAACATTAAGGCAGAACCGGACCATTAGGAAAAGATTGTGGCAAAACACACTTTCTCGCGTATGCTGTTTTGAAAAATGGGGTCGCTCATACTATCGTATCTATCTCTCATTAACCTATTGATATATATATATATATATTCTTTACGATAGGCTTCGTGTGTCAGCGTGTTCAAGCACACGCCTAGGTTGAATTGAGCTCTGTCAATGGCTTGCGAGGCTACTGGTCAGTAGCTTGTGCACTGCAAAATGTGGCAACGCGCTCCGGTGTCTGGTTACCGCTATCGAACGATAGCAACGCACTAGCCTAACGCGACTGTGGCAAATGGTGTATATACCTACTGGTCAGGTCGGCAAGTTACTGACCAGTAGGGAACAATCGGCCGATTTGTCTAGGCTAAAATGTAACAACGCACTGCAGCAGAGAATAGCCGTTTCCCGTGGCGCGCGAGCTCAAACGCGGTTTCCTCGCGTGATCCGCATGCGGTAGGCTCGCGGCATGGGCGAGCAAAGCACGCCAGACGGTTCAAAACCCGCGTTTCTGTCACCGCGCCAGATAGAGGCAGCGGGCGCCGCGCGCGATGGTGGCACGCAAATCGGGCTGACATTCGCGCCCGAGGGTGAGGCACAGACGGTTGACACCACGGCGCGGCGCCGGCTGTTGATCGGTCCGGCGCGGCTGCGCTCGGACGCGCGCCGCACCGCGGAATACCTGGCGTCGCGCGGCCCGACTCCGACCGAAGCGTTGCACGATGTGGCGCGGATGAAATGGAAAGTCGCGATCCGCGAAATCTCGCGGCATGCCAGGTGCAGCGAGCTCGAGGCGATGAAAATGTGGCGCGACATCAACGTCGCCTTGTTACCTTTCACCGCTGCCCGCTTTGATACCATCGAGCTCGGGCAGCAACTGGGTGCGTCCGGCGGCCTAGCGCTGGCGCATTTCATGGCCGCGAGCATGGTCGCCGAGCGGATGTCAACCGGCCCGTCAACAGATGTGCAGTCTGTTGACAGCCTAAACATCCAACCATTACCGTTGCTTGACATGGCAGGACCGGATGAAGGACCTCGGGCCGGCTTGCCACCGAAGCCGGACGACTAGGCCAAGCCGCGAGACAATGGGAGGGTTTGCCGGTGTCTGTCGCCCTCCATGAGTCTCAGGCGTCTCAAAAAGACATCCAGGGTCCATCCAGGCGCACCGGCCGGCCGGCGCTCGAGCCCCCCCCGGTGGCGATGGAACCACGGGGGGTCACCGTCGCCATACCCCATCCGGCCCGTCATGCCACGCAGGAAAATCCGCCGCCGCCGGACCCAGCGGGGACGGGCGCGGCGGGCACGGGGTTCCCAGGGGACGATGGGGACAATCTGTCAGGTTTTGGCTGGCGGTTCTGTCTGCACTGCCACAAGCCGCTCGGCCGTCCGGTCGGCGGCCATCGCCGGGTAAAATACTGCGACCGCGCCTGCCGCATGGCCTACGCCGAGGCGGCGCGCGCGATGACCGGCACCTGCCTGGTATGCGACGCGCCGTGCCGCCGCGGTTCCAACACCTGCTCGCGAAAATGCTGGGAAATCCGCTGCGGCTGCCGGATCCACGATCCCGATTTCGTCGCCGCGGTGACGAAGCTCTGGGCCGAGGGCCATAGCCAGGCCGAGATCGGCCGCCGGCTCGGCGTCACCAAGCACGTCATCGCCGGCTTCCGCCGCAAGCACATGGAGCTCGGCGACCGCCCGCGCGGCAGTGCCGGCACGCCGCAGGCCGCGCCGGCCCCGCAGGCGGCGGCCAACCTGGCGCTGCGCGAGCGCCACCGGCTGGCGGCGATCGCGGCGGCCGCCGCGGCGGCGAAGCCGAAGCCGGGCAAGCGCCCGGTGCTGATCTGCGAGCCGGAAGGCGCCTCCCGCAGCCAACCCGGCCGCTACTGCTCGGCGCACCCGGAAATCCGCTGGCACCCGAGTGTCTATCTGTGCCGGTGCGCCGCATGAGCCCGCTGGCGCTGATCCTGCTGGTGTTGCTGATCCTGGTGGTCGCCGGCGGCGGCTATACCTACCGCTTCGGCTATCCGCCGTCTTATGGCCCGTATGGCTTCGGCCTGGTCGGCATCGTGCTGATCGTGCTGCTGATCCTGCTGCTGATGGGGCGGCTATGAGCGAATTCCGCGCCAGCGGAGCGTGGATCGCGGACTGCCTGCATTGGCACCGTCGGGTGCTGGTCGGGCGTTACGCGCACTGGTGCCGTGCGTGGGACGGCCAGCCGGTCGATGAGACCACGCCGGAGTGGCCGTGCGACTGCCACGATGCGCTGGTGGCGGCGCGTGGCGAGGTGACTTTGCGTGGCGAGGTCGCCGCATGACCTTGACCCTGGCGCCCGCTGCGGTGGAACGAAACCGCGAGGCGGTGCTGGCCTCGCTGGATGCGCTGATCGCCGGCGGCGAGCCTCCCTTCTCGTTCCTCGCCGAGCGCTACTACCGCGCGCCGAACGGTTTCTGGCGGGAAATCCTCGGGATCGAGCCGGATCCCTGGCAGGCGGCGGCGAATCGCGCGCTGGCGCACGGTCACACCCGTCTTTCCATCCGTTCCGGCCACGGCGTCGGCAAATCGCGCTGGGCGGCCGGCTCGATGTGCTGGTTCGCCTGCACCCGCGTGCCGATGAAGATCGGCGTCACCGCGCCCTCGGCGCCGCAGCTCTTTGACGCGCTGTGGGCCGAGGCAAAGGTGGTGTGGAACCTGCTGCCGCCGGCCTGGCGCGACCTGTGGGACGTGCAGGCGGATCGGATCGAGCTCAAGGCGGCCCGTGAGGAATGTTTCATCACCGCCCGCACCGCGCGCGCCGACAAGCCCGAGGCGCTGCAAGGCTTGCACGCCAAGCACTTGATGTTGCTGGTCGATGAGGCGTCCGCGGTCGACGAAGCGGTGTTCGAGTCGGCCGGCGGCTCGATGTCCACCGATGGCGCGATCACGATTTTGACCGGCAATCCAACGCGCTCCACCGGGTTTTTCTGGCGCACCCACAACCTCGAAAGGGAGCGGTGGCACACCATGCGGGTGTCCTGCCTCGACAGTCCGCGGGTGTCGCGCGACTTTATTGCCGAGATTGGCGACCGTTACGGCGAGAATTCCAACGCCTACAGAATCCGCGTGTTGGGCGAGTTTCCGACCGCCGAGGATGACGTGTTGATCCCGGCCGATCTGGTGGAAACCGCGATGAAGCGGGAGATCGAGCCGGATCCGTCGCAGCCGGAGATCTGGGGGCTCGATGTCTCCCGCTTCGGCTCCGACCAATCGGTGCTGGTCAAGCGCCGCGGCAACCGGGTGATCGAGCCGCCGCGGCGCTGGGCGCAGATCGACACCATGCAGCTCGCCGGCGCGGTGAAGGCGGAATTCGACACCTTGCCCGCGGCCGCAAGGCCGTTGCTGATCGCGGTCGACGTGATCGGCATCGGCTCCGGCGTGGTCGACCGGCTGACCGAGCAAAACCTGCCGATTCTCGGGGTGAATGTCGGCGAAACGCCGTCGATTACCGGGCGTTTCGCCCGATTGCGCGACGAATTGTGGGTGCGCGCCCGCGAATGGCTGGAAAGCCGCCGGGTGGCGCTGCCGTATGACGACCGGCTTCGCGCCGATCTGTGCGCGCCCCGCGTCACCTACCTGTCCGACGGCCGCATGCTGATCGAGAGCAAGGCGCAACTCCGCTCGCGCGGCTTTGCCAGCCCGGACTCCGCCGACGCGCTGTGCCTCACCTTCTGCGCCCCCGGCATGGCGCTGCAGCTCGGCCTCGGCAACCTGCTGAACACCCGCACCCCCATCCGGCGCTCAGTGAGGGGGATGGAATAGAAGAGCGTCGCGCAACCCACTGATAGCAAAAGGATTGGACATGCCGCAGACGTATATCGTGACCGTGCAGGAGATTCACCCCGGCGCGCCGCCGCCCACGGTGATGCCGCCGATCTACTACCCGCCGCCCGGCGTCGGCGGTGGCCCGGTCTACCCGCCTAGCGTGTGGCCGCCGCCCGGCTATCCTGGGCAGGGTCTGCCGTCGCCGCAGCCGCCGCAGCCGCCCGGCGTGTGGCCGCCGCCGGTTTATCCGGGGCAGGGACTGCCAACCCCGCCAGTCTATCCGGGTGGCGGCCCGGTCTATCCGCCTGGCGTCTGGCCGCCACCGGGCTATCCCGACCAGGGCTTGCCGGGCGCGCCGGGGCATCCCGACCAGGGCTTGCCGCCCGTGCCGGGGCATCCCGACCAGGGCTTGCCACCGCAGGCCGGCCCGAAGCGGTAAGTGCCGCTGGAATCGCCTCTGCTTGACGTGCTGACGGCGCGGGCGCGCCAGGAAGCCTCGTTCGTGGTGCAGCTCGCCTCGACTTGCACCACGAAATGGGACGACGCGCTCGCCGCCTACCCCGAACTGTTCCGCGAGGCGGCGAAGGCGTTGCTGGACCGCGCCGCCGCCTCGCGCGAGCGGAGATCGAGCCGTGGATGATGATCTCGTTTTGACCGGCTGGGCGCTGCGCCGCGAGGATGGCTCCGTGGTGGTGTCGATCGGCCACGACGTGGACGAAGCCAAGATCTGGCGGGTCGGGCTCGGCTGGCCGACCGAGGAAGAGATCGATTGGGCGAAGCAGCACGGCGCGCGCGCCTATCGCTGCCGGCTGCTCGATCTCGACGCCAGGCACGACCGATGAGCGGCAGCCTGCCCGAAGGCCGCTCGGCGATCGCCGCCCAGATCGCCGCCATGCTGCATCCCAACTCGAGCAAGGATGCGGTGTTTGCCGCCCGTGGCACGCCGCATCCGCAGCAGCTTCCGCCTGGGGTGCAGCGGGTGATCCGCCGCGAAGGTGCGCTCTTTACCACCAATCCGCTGAAGGCCGCGGCGTTCGGCGGCGCCCGCACCCTCGATGACCGGCTGCTCGGCCGATTGTTGGGCTACCCGGAAACCCGCGCCAGCGCGGCCGCCTCGGGCGCGCCGTTGGCGGTGCGCGGGCTCGATGCGCGCGGCATTCCGGTGCATGAAAGCGCCGCCTCGCCGGCCGGGCTGCCGGCGGCGATCGCCGCGGCGCGCGCCGCCTCGCCGATCGATCATGTCAACGTCACCACGCCGGAGGCGGCGATCGCCGAGCGCCAGCAGCGCGCCGCGGCCGATATGAACAACCCGGCCGGGCTGTTCCGGCCACCGACCGGCGGGGCGAAGCCGAAATCCACCCTCACCGTCGGCCGCCTGCAGCTCGGGCCCGACGACACCCTGCAGGCAGCACTCCGTCCGGCCGCCGAGGCGCTGCCGCCGGCGTTGCGCACCTACACCGCCGGGCTGCAGCCGACGATCGCGCCGGCCGGGGTGCCGTGGCAGCAGGAAGTGATCTTCGACCGCATCGCCCGCGACGATCGCTCGGTGCAGGCGCAGATGACGTATTATTGGGAAAGAGCAAGGTCTTACGACTATCAGCTCTCGCTCGAGCGCATGCTGGCCAGCGATTATTACAATGGCCGCCCGCTCGGCGACGAAGAAGAGGGCCGCAGCAAGCTGGTGGCGACCACGGTGCGCGACACGATTCGCGCCACTCTTCCATCCTTGCTGCGGATCTTCACCGCCGTTTCCGACCCGTGCGAATTCATGCCGGAGGTCGCCGACGACGAACAGCTCGGCCTGTTGCACGCCGCCTTGGCGCGGCAGGCCACCGGCTACGCCAAATGGTGCTTGTTCACGGCGAATCCCGGCTGGCAAATCTTGCATGATGTGATGCTTGACGCGCTGACCCGCAAAGTCGGTTGGGTGCGCTGGTATTGGGGCCAGCAGCGGGCGCAGCGGATCGAAGAGTGCCATCGGCTGTTGGCGCCGCAACTGCAGGCGATCCTGGCCGAGCCGGGGATCTCGGCGCAGCGCATCACCCGCCGTCCGATGCTGCCCAACGAGCTGCGCGCGGTCGCCGCCACCATCGACGGCGCGCAATACCTGCAGATGGGCGGCAAACAGGAATTTTACGGCTGCACCATCACCCGCAGCGCCGCCCGCGCCTGGCCGATCATCGAGGCGGTGCCGGCCGAATGCGTTTGGGTGGTCAGCGACGCCGACACCTTGGACAACGCCAAGGCGGTGTTTCATGTCCGCGAGCTGCCGGCCAGCGATTTGATCGCCGCCGGGCTGCCGGAGGACGAGGTGCTGCGCGCGGCGCAGGAGTCGATTCAGTTCCGCCGCCGCGCCGAGATGGTGCGGCGCGATCCGGCCTCCGGCCGGGCGCTGCCGATCGGCGCGCCGCCGAATGACCCGAGCATGCGCCTGGTGCGCTATTGCGAGGGCTGGTGCCGGATGGACACCGACGGCGACAACATCGCCGAGCTGATCCACACCCATGCGGTCGGGCTGACGCCGCAACTGATCCGCTGGGATCGCACCGACGAAGTGCCGCTGTCGGCGTTTGTGCCGTATCGCGAGCCGGGCCGGATCATCGGCATGAGCCAGGCCGACATGGTGGACGATCTGCAGCGCACCGAGACCCGCGTGCAGCGCGCCATGCTCGATAGCCTCGGCCAATCAATCTTTCCGCGCACCGTGGCGGTGGTCAATCAAACCAACATGGAGGACATCCGCCAGACCGCGGTCGGCGCGATCATCCGGGTAACCCAGCCGGGCGCGGTGTCCGAACTCTCGAAACCGTTCATCGGCGCCCAAGCCTTGCCGGTGCTGGAATACCTCGAGGCGGTGCGCGAATCCCGCACCGGCATTACCCGCTCTTCTCAGGGACTTACCGCGGAAAGCTTACAATCGACCACGCCGATGGCGGTCAGCGCGCAGACCTCGGCGGCGCAGGACCGGATCGACATGATCGCGCGCACGATGGCAGAAACTGGTTTAGCGCCGCTCTATAAGGGCTTGTTAAAGCTCATGGCGAAGCACCAGGACCGCCCCAACGTCGTATCGATGCAGGGCAAATGGATCACCATCGATCCGCGGGCGTTGTCGATCATCTGGGCGGTCAAGATCAACGTCGGCGGCAAGGGCACCACCCAGGAACAGCTTTCGATGCTGGCGGCGATCGCCGCCAAACAGGAGCAGATTCTCGCCCCGGCGATCCAGCAAGGCCAGCTCGACACCCCGATCGTCGGGCTGATGGAGTACCGCAACACGTTGGCGCGGATGTGCGAGGTCGCCGGGCTGTCGGACACCGTGAGCTACTTCAAGGAGCTGCCGGTCGGCTGGCAGCCGCCGCCGCCGCCGCCGCCGCAGCCGTCGACCGATCAGGTGTTGGCGCAGATCGAGCAGATGAAGGCGCAGCTCGACGCCGCTGACGACACACGAAAGAGCCAGACCGATCGGTTCAAGATCGCGCTCGACGACGAGCGCTCGCGTGATGAGGCGGCGCTGACCGCGTGGGTGCAAGCCTATGCCATCGCCGCCCAGCACAACACCGCGCTGCCGTCGATTCTGGATTTTAAGGCGGCGATCAAATCGGATCTGCCGACGCAGATGCTGCTGATGCCGGCCGTGCCGCCGCCGCCCGGTGCCATGCCGCCCGGTATGCCGCCCGGCGCCGGGCCGCCCGGCATGCCGCCCGGTGGGCCAGGCCAACCGATTCCGATGCCGGGGCCGCCAATCCGCCCGGCACTCGGCGCACCGGCGATCGCCGCGGGCATCCCCCCGGCGGCTGGCCGGGGCCCTATCGCCGTCAGGCCGCCGATGGTTCGCCCCGCTGCAGTCGGGCCCGTCGTGCCTGGCGGCGGAGGGCCGGTAGGACCGATGCCGCCGCAAGGCGGGGGCGGTCCCGCACCGGGCGGCCCGGCGCCTGGCGTGGATCCGGCGACCTTGCTGGCGATGCGGCGCGCCATGGCGGCCCGCGCCGGCGGGGTGAGCCCGGCGGCGGTGCTGGCGAACCGCGCGATGCTTCCCCCTGGGTTACCGCCGAGTGCCGGGCCCAATGGTTGAGATCACCGACGCCAATATGCGCGAAGCCGGCCAGGCGGCGGAGCGGCTGCTGAATGATCCGTTCCTGACCGAAGCGCTCAACGAGATCGTGGGCATCAACACCGAGCGCGCGATCGCCGCGGCGCTGCCGGAGGAACGCGAGAAGAGCCGGCAGATGGTGCTCGCGGTCGATGCGCTGCGCACCGAGCTGAAATCGGTGTTCGAGTACTGGAAGTCGGCGCCGCAGCGGGCGCAGGCGGCGCGAGCGCGCGAATGAAACCGCGGCCGCCGGCGCGAAAATGGCAGGAATTGAACCGCATGCGGGCTTCCCGCGCCGCCGAACAACGACGCAAAGCCGCGGGGTTCTGGCAGCGCTACCGCAAGACCCTGCTGGCCGAGCCGGCGCCGGCGGAGAAGGCGCCGAAGGAGTCGTGAAATGGCCGCGCGATCTCGATATCCGTTCCGGCGCGTTCGTTTTGTTCGGATTCGTGGTGATCGTCACCTTCGGCGGCCTGGCATCGATCGCCGTCGCCTGCCGGATCTTCCGCACCTCGTGCATCGCCGATTCGCCGCCCGCGCTCGAGAGCATTCGCAGCCTGGTGGAGAATGTGATAGCAGTTTTGCTAGCATTGATGGCGGGAGGGACCACACGCGGACCCCCGAAACCGCCCGATCTGCCCGGCTGAGATGATCGCCCGGCTGACCTACTGGCTGCTGATCGCGGCGCTCTTGGTGTTGCTGGCGCTGACCTCGTTTCCCGAAAGGTATTTCTGAATGTCTGAGACCGCTGCACCGCCTGGCGCTGGGCCC